CCCCGAAGTTGTGCAGGAGGCTCAGGCTTGGATGTACGACTTCCGTCAGTACCACGGCGCGTGGGTCAAGCATCAGAAGACCAACGGCATCTATGTGAACGCCCCCGCTGCTGGCTGATATGGCGATTCGCATCAATCCTGACGGCTCTATGACGGTTGGTATCATCCCGGAAGAGCCGAAGGAAGAGAAGCGCGAAGTTAAGGTTGAGAAGCCGAAGCGGACGCGCAAAACCAAAGAAAACGGGGAGGGTTAATCCCTCCCCGTCACCAAAGGACTGAAAGCTATGACGGATGCACAAAAGCTAATTACGGTTCAGACGCTCCTTGAAGACGGAAGCGGCTACGCTCCGAGCGATTTCACTCTGCAAACGTATCTCTCGCTTGCGAGGAGCGAGATCCTGTCGTGGATGTACCACCTTGTCGGCGGCGTTCCTGATGGCGTGACTGAAGTTCCGAGCAAGTACGATGGTATCCAAGTGTATGCCGTTGTGGTCGGCTGGACTCACGCTGGCGCGGAAGGTCAGGGACTGAGTATTGAGAACGGCGTTCATCGCGACTTCCGCTACTCCGATATGCTCGATTATATCCACAACAACGTGCTTCCGTATGCGAGAGTAGGTGCTATCAGTTGAGGACTGTCAAGCGTAACAAGCGCCCTGTCGCTTATGCTTTTTACGATGGAGTGACGGAGCTTTCTGACGATGACGGCAACCTGACTGGCGAGTATGAAGTGCATTACACCACGCCTATTAAAACGCTGATGAATGTCTCTGGCGGCAGAGGGCAAGCGGACATCGCTCTGTTTGGCCTAACGCAGACCTTCGCACGGACTGCCACAACGGAAGATCTCAAGACGAATTGGAACACTGAAACGGTGTTCTGGGTTGAGACGGATCCCGATACGCAGTCATTTGACTATCGCGTTGTTGCCGTATCGCGCACAATCAACCAGGTTGTTCTCGCTCTTGCAGAGGTGGAGACATCCCATGAAGACGATAACAATTGAACTGTCGGCTGACTCATGCAAGAAAGCACTTGAAGAGCTAAAGCGGTATAAGAAGGAAATCAAGCCCAAGCTTGACGAAGTTTGCAAGCGCCTTGCCGAGATCGGCGCTCTGGAGGCTCAAGCGCATCTTGTGCTTGCCAACGGAAACACGGATGCCTCGATTCTTCAGCCAGTTAAGATTGACAATGGCTACAAGCTCGTCATGCAAGGCGAGGATGTGTACTTCGTTGAGTTTGGCACTGGCGATGCGGCGAACCCGAACGGTTATGCCGTTTCGGTTCCTGTATATCCAGGATCTTATTCTGAAAGCCACGGCGAGAAGTACGCAACATATGGCTTCTGGTGGTACGGAGGCGAGAAGCTTACCGAGACACCAGCCTATATGCCTATGTACTACGCTGGAAAACGGATGCGAGAAGAGCTTCCGAAAATTGTAAAAGAGGTGTTTGGATAATGAAATACAGTCGCAACGCGATTTATACACGAATTGTAAATGCGATCAAGACTGAGTTTCCGAACGCCTATTTTACCTCCCGCCTTGTCGCATCCCCCGCGAAGTTCCCGGCTTGTTACATCCATGAGATTGACCGCAACAGACCGCTACAGAATACGCAGCTCGACTTTCAAGATGTCCAGTACGAAAGCGTCTACGAAATCCAAGTGGTAAGCAACAAGCGGAACACAGCCGCTTCCGAGGCTTACGACATCATGGATCTTGCGCGAGAGGCTTTCAGTTCGCTTTATTACAGAGAATTCTCCGAAGCCAATATTGACCGAGGAGATACGTTTACAATCATCGGGCGATTTCGCCGTGTCATTGGCGGCGGCGATGAGATGCCCAATACTTAAATAAGGAGATAACGCAAATGGCAAACGCTGTTTCTACTGCGGGAATGCTCGTTAAGTACTGTGCAGAAACCACTGCTGGTACTCGCCCCACCACGGGCTATACTGAGATCCCCGGCGTTAAGGCGCTCCCCGCTCTTGGCGATGAGGTTAATACCCTTCAGTCCACCCCGCTGAGTGCCACTAAGAACCATACTTACATTGCTGGCCTTGCCGATCCCGGCGGCGCTATCCAGCTCACCGTTAATGACTATCCCGCTTTCCGCACTGCCTGGACTGCTTTTGTCACTGCCGCAGAGGCTCTGACCGATGGCAAGCAGATGTGGGTCGAGTACGCCTACCCCGAAGGTAGCGGCCTTGATTCCTTTTACTTCCCCTGTATGCCCCATGAGCTTGGCTTCGGCGGCGCGGAGGTTGACTCTGTTCTGGAGAATATGGCAAACCTTCTGCCGAGCGGCGATTTTGAGTTCGCGGCGGCTTCCACCTGATAAAAACTTCGCTTGAGTAAGGAGACAGAGAATGAGTTCTGGTAAGAGTAAGAGAGTGAATCCGATGATTATTACCGACCCGGACAGCGGTCATGAGTACACGCTGGAGTTCAGCCGCAAGTCTGTTGTACGGGCTGAACAGGCTGGGCTGGATGTGCAGAAACTGGAATCTGCGTCCATGACGATGATCCCGCTCCTGTTCTGGGGTGCGTTCCTTATGCATCACCCGCACATGACCCGCGAACAGACCGATAAGATTCTGTTTGACGGCCTTGGCGGTTTGACGGAAGACGAGATGGGGCATCTTGGCAAGCTCTATGCAGAGCCGTTCCAGACCCTTATCGCAAGCGAGGATGAGGGCGTAAACCCTCGCAAGATGGCGGTGAAGTTCTGACCGAGGAATCGGCAGAGCCGCCGCCTACATACGAAGAAGTTTTTGAGGAGGCGTGTCCGCAGTACATGGCAATGGGAATGACATATGCCGAGTTCTGGGATGCACCTCCTCGTTTAGCTGTTGCATACCGAAAAGCATGGCGCTTAACAAAGGAATCCGACAACGAGCAAGCATGGCTCAACGGATTGTACGTTTTCGATGCCTTTGCTGTCTGTTTAGCCAACGCTTTTGCAAAGCGCGGGGCAAAGAAGCAAACTTACATCGAGCGTCCGATAGACATTTTCCCGCCGACTGAACGCGAGAAAAAGCGTAGAGAAGCGCAAGAGAACGCCAAGATGCAGCGGGCAATGGAGGCCATGATTCGTGAGCAAAAGCGCAAGAAGAAATCAAAAGGTGATTGAATGGCAGATACCTTAGAATCACTTGAAATAGAAGTAAAGCATAGTGCATCCGGCGCGGCTGATGAGATTTCCAAAGTAGCTGATGCGGTGGCAAGCCTTGGGAGAGCATTGAGTTCTTCGCTCGTCAAGAGGCTTGAAAGCCTTGCAAGCGCGATGGAGAAAATCAGCAAGTCTGGAAGCCCTATCAATCTTAACAATTACACAGGCAATACTTTTAACAAGACAGTTCAGAGCGCAAGATCTGCATCCACAGCAAGCGCCAAAACCTCTTCTCCGCTCCCTGATGACCTGCAAAAGCGGATTGAAGAGGCGGGGAAACTTGAGATTGCCCTTCACAAGGCCAAAGACGCTGGCGAGAAGATGAACGATGCGTTCCAAAAGGGGAACGAGGATGCTGCGTGGAGGCAAAGAGAACGTGCAATTAGTGCTACTGCGGCAGCTCAAAAAGAACTCGCAAAGGCTTCTGCAAGTGCTTCTAAAGAGACGAGAAGAACGGGAAAAAGCTTTCGTGAGATGGCGAAGGAAGCCGCTGGCACTGGCTCTCCGCTGCAAAGACTCGTTGCATCGTTGAAGCGAATTGCCTTTTACCGAATCATCCGTAGCATCATTAAAGGAATCGGGCAAGCGTTTAAGGAAGGTCTTGAGGCAGCATATGCGTTTTCCGCTGGCATTGACGGAACCGGGCATCGGTTTGCGGCGGCTATGGACAGCATCAAGTCCTCTGGCAACGCAATGAAGGGTCAACTTGGCTCTGCGTTTATCGCGCTATATGCGGCAATCGCGCCAATTCTAATCGCCATCATTGACCTTATTGCAAAGGTAGCTGATGCGATTTCCCAGCTTCTCTCTGCATTTACTGGCCCTACTTATCTGAAAGCCAACAAGACTGCCGCGCAGTTTGCTGACACAATGAAAGCTGGCGGTGGCGCGGCGAAAGAATGGCGTAACCAACTTCTTGGCTTTGATGAAATCAACCGCCTTAACGAACCGAATCAAGGAGGCGGTGGAGGCGGTGCAAGTCCACTTGACGGGTTTGACTTTGAGGAAAGCCCAATTGAAAAGAAGTGGATGAACCTCGCAAACAAGATCAAGAGCGCAATTCAGTGGATTCAAGACCACATGGAGATTGCGAAGGGCATTGCGTTGGCGATTGGCGGCGCTATTGCTGGGTGGAAGCTTGTGAACTTCCTCAACAATCTGCTTGGTATTGGCGCTCCTCTAAAGACGGTGGCTGGGCTTGTCATGGCGATTGCTGGCGGCATTCTGATGATTCACGGCTCTATTGATGCTATCAAGAACGGCTTGGATTGGGAGAACCTTGTTGAGATTGTTGCTGGCGTTGCCCTGTATATCGCTGGACTTGCACTTGCGTTTGGCAAGGTTGGAGCCGCTGTCGGGCTTCTCGTTGGCGGCATCGTGCTTCTGACGGCTGGCTTCCACGATTGGATTAAAACTGGGGAACTGACCAAGCAGTCGCTGGTTGCTATAGAGCTTGGCTTCCTTGGCATCGGCGCTGCGCTGTCTCTCTTGACTGGCTCTTGGATTCCTCTTGCTGTTGCCGCCGTTGCTGGGGCTATCGTGTTTGTAATTGGCAGATGGGACAAGCTCATTGAGAAGGGAAGAGAATTCCAGAAGAGCCTTGCCGACTCACTTGGCAATGGCAAGCTTGAATGGCAAGACTTCGCGGCTGTTGTCGCAAAAGTGATAATGGCTCCAATTGATGCGATTATCCAGTTCATTGGGTGGATAGGAAGACTTGTTGGCTGGTGTCAGCAAGCACACGCTTGGATTCAAGATGTCCTTGATGGAATTGGGCTTCTTGGATTCATAAGAAACACGGATAAACGCGCACAGCAAAGCATGGATGACGGAAGCATTTGGAACGGAATGAACTTTGCTACTGGCGGTTTTCCGAGCGAAGGTCAGTTATTTGTTGCGCGAGAGGCTGGCCCGGAAATGGTCGGCGCTATTGGAGGTCGCACTGCGGTTGCCAACAATGACCAGATCGTTGAGGGCATCCGTCAAGGCGTTTTCGATGCTGTTTCTGCGGCTATGGCTCAGAATAACGGCGATGACAGACCGATTCGCGTGTATCTTGACAGCAGAGAAATCAAAGCGGGGCAGACCCGTGTTAATCGCGCATGGGGGGTGGGATGATTGACAGTTGAGATTTATAACAGCGTAACTTCTCAATGGGTAGACATCACTCCCTGGATTGCGTGGCAAGGACTCACTTTCTCCCGGAACGATGTGGACGCTCCCGATGCTGGACGCGATATGAGCGGGCTTATGCACAGAGGCCGTGTGGCGGTCAAGGAGAAGATGAACATCCAGACCGTACAACTGACCAGAGCGCAAAGCTCCGAACTGCAAACGCTTCTGTATCCTGAGACGATTCAAGTCCGAGTCACGCCGTACCCGCGCACGAATGCAGCTCACATTATGAGTATGTATTCCAATAACGTGAAGACCACCTATGTCATCCACAGGGAAAACGGTGAGGATCTGCAAAGCCTGTCCTTCCCGCTGATCGAGAATTGAGGTGAGGGTAGATGCAAACAACCTCTGCCCTCTACAAGCAAATCCTGTCGAGCAATAGCCATTGGTTTGAGACGAGGCTTGTGATTGACGGCGTTGGAACTTTCGGTGAGGAAGAACTGTTTGGAATCTCCACGAACATTGAGATGTTTCACGGCTCTCCCACGATTGGCTCCGCTGTCTCTAGCGAGATTGAGGTCAAGATGTTGCAACCATCTGTGGACATCCCGCAGATGGCAACTCTAAGGCCGCAAGTGAGAATATGCACTGCTGAGAACCAGAGCGAGTGGCTTAGTCAGGGCGTTTACTACATCGATACGCGAGAGACTGTCAGGAGCGAAAGCAATGTTGATATCCTTGTAATCCACGGGTATGACGCGATGCTTAAGGCCGAGCAGATGTTCGTGAGCAGTACGATTCTTGGCGATAGCACCGACATTGACATGGTGAACGAGATTGCACGAATCATGGGTGTCGCAGTTGACGAGCGTACCACCACTTTGATGACGATGGGCTACACCGTCCCGCTCCCGACCGGGTACACGCTCCGCGAGGTGCTTGGATATATAGCATCCATGTATGTAGGCGGTTTTGTGATGTCTGACATTGGTGAGCTTCGGCTTGTATCTATCCTTGAAATGCCGAGTGAGACAAACTATCTGATTAACGAGGATGACGATTACATCACGTTCGGCGGCGATAGGATTCTTGTGTGAGGAGGGAAATCATTGAGCGATGTTGTTTCTCTTGGGCGAAGAGTGTCGAGCCTTGATGTCTCTCCGCAGTTTTCCAACTATTCAAAAGTTGTAATTCACATTGACAGCGAAACCGCCGTGGAAGTCGGCAACGATACTGGGCGAACGCTTGAGTTTGACAATCCGTTTGGCACACAGCAGATGGCACAGGACATCCTTAACAAGCTGTCCGGCTATCAATACCAGCCTTATTCTGCTGATGGCGCTTTGCTTGACCCAGCCGCCGAGATTGGCGATGCGGCAAGCATCCGTGGTAACTATGGCGGCATCTACACCAGATCCCGCACGTTTGGTCGGCTGATGAAAGCTGACATCTCAGCGCCGACTGATGAGGAGATCAACCACGAATACAAGTTTGAATCTCCTGAGAAGCGCGAGTTTGCAAGGCAGATTGACGATGTAAAGGCAAGCCTCATTATTGCGAACAACCGCATTGATGCTTCTGTATCGCAGACTGGCGGCAACAACCAGTCCTTCGGGTGGTCGCTTCTCGCGTCAGAGTTTGGGCTGTACGCAAACGGTCGAAAAGTTTTCTATGTGAACGCTTCTGGCGCTCATGTGGACGGAGAGGTCACGGCAACGAGCGGCAAAATTGGTGGGTTTACCATCGGCGCGAATGCTTTGTACAACAATCTGTCGAGCTTCGGCGGCTCTCAGACGAACGGCGTGTACATCGGTACGAACGGGATTCAGCTTGGGCAGAAGTTCAAAGTCAGCCCGTCAGGCGCTGTGACTGCCGACAGCATGACGCTAACTGGTACGCTGAATGTTGGCGGTAGTACAATTAGTTCATCCGTACTGAGAAGCGGAGCGCAGAGCGCGTACAGCAACGGAAGCTACTGGAGTGGTGGTGCTGGCGCTGGGTATTCCTCGCAGACGAATTGGAACAATTCAGCGAACCTTGGCATTGGCGTTAACACCTTTTATTCGAGGAACTTGTACGGCAGTACGGTTCACGCAACTGGCGCGTTCTATATCGGAAGCACTAATATCACGAAAAGAAGCGCAACGATCAATGGAACGACATATCACTATCTCGCGTGGTAATACGAGGTGCATATGAATATTACTCTCAAACAAATTATTCCGGCGCTCACTTCCCTTGGCATCAGCGCGGAGCATATCGACAAGGCAATCGACAACCTCAATTGCCTCCTTGCAGAGCTTGATGAAGTAGAAGTCAAAGGCCGTCAGCAAGTGGACACACTTCTTGGCTGCATGATGGCTATTGATGCAATCATCGGGGAGGATGGTGACAATGGCTGATAAACAGATAAGCGACCTTACTGCGGCAACGCAGATTCTCCCGCCTGACTTGTTTGTCCTTGAACAGGACGGCACGGCGAAGAAACTCACTGGTCAGGTGCTTGTAAACTGGATGACCAGCTATGCTGACGGGCATGGTGGCATTCAGAGCATCACATGGCAAGACAGTGGCGTTGCTGGTAACGGTCAACTGCATAATGCTACAATTCACTATGCGGACGGAACCACATCCACATTCTCTGTCCGCGATGGGTATAAGGGAGATACTGGAGCTGCATGGCACGTTTACATTAAGTACAGCGCGAATATGCCAACGCAAGACTCCGATATGGGCGATGACCCTGATGACTGGATGGGAATTTACAGTGGGACTGCTACTACCGCTCCCACGGCATACACGGCGTATGCTTGGTACAACATCAAGGGTACTGTTGGAGATCCTGCAAGCATCGTCAGCAACGAGGTGGAGTACCAGGTTGGCGCGACCGGGACGGTTCCTCCGTCCGGTCAGTGGTCTACGAACATTCCCATTGTTTCCCCAGGTGACTACCTTTGGACAAGAGCCACGATTGCTTTTAACTCTGGCAATCCGTTCTATGTTTATGCATCTGCGAGGCAGGGAGTTGACGGCAGCGGTTCCCCTTCCGATGAGATCCCGCTTCCCGACATTGCTGGTGGCTCTGCTGGCGAGTCCACATCTTTTTCAAGAGCAGACCACCAGCATCCGTCCCCGCTACTTGAAATCACAGCAAACTTGACCACTCTGCCTACCACGATCAGCAATTCCGCAATCAAGGCTGATATGCGAGTTGTTGATATGTCGTTTGGCACAATCAGTGCGTTGACGAGCGATATTGCATGGAGTACATCCGATGGGAATATCGCATTGAGCGGCACGATGAGCGGATCTACGACCGTGGACATCGTACTTGCTATCTTCTAAACGGAGGTATTTACTTATGTTTTTTGTCGTTCGCGTTTTCTTCGCCGCCTCTGACGGCAAGCAGAGCAACAGCATCCAGAAGTTCGATGATGAGATTACCGCACGGAAGCGGTATTATAGCATCCTCGCCTCTGACATCGGCTCTGACAACATTCAGTACGAACTGGTTCAGATCGTGCGTGATGACAGCATCTGCATCGCTTCCCAAGTGTTCGACTACAGGCCGCACGAAGAGCCTGAGAATCCTGAGGTGATTTAATCATGGCGAACGGAACTGTAACGATCCCGGCATTCGGCAACGGTTCTTCCTACGTAAAGCTTTCTGACGGAACGATGATTCAGTGGGGATTTCAGTCTGTGACGGTTACATCTGGCAATGCGTATGTCGATACCGTTATCACTTATCCGCAAGCGTTTCACGCTTCGACTGTCGCTCCTTACGTTGTGCCGTCCAATGCGGCTTATGGCGTTGGCACAGGCTCTCAGGCAAACGTGTGTATTCCGAGCGCCGTAAATCTAAACGCATCCACGAAGCTCACATCCTTCACACTTCGCGTATGGAAGCAAGCATCGGTCGGAACTGCTAACAACCCCGAACCTTTAATTGCTTGGATCGCCATTGGCAGATGGAAGTGAGGTAATTCGATGGATACTAATATTACGACCGCGACCTTCTCCAACGGTGAAACGATGACCGTTGCGAGTACCCCGCTCTATCAGTATGACTATGGTCAAGCCTTGAAGGTAGAAGGTCTTGAGCTTCCTGACGCATATAGCGTTGACTTCTGCAATGAAGGAAGCGACACATCCATCACGCAGATCGGCAATGTGGACGGCGTTCAGATTCCCGATTCGCTTCTCACGACTGGCAAGAACATCATTGCC